CGGCCTGCTTGATGATCTGTTCCTCGACATGTCCTTGCTCCATTTGGTATTCAAGGACAGCTACGAGTTTCCCGACTCTTCCTCCAATTCTGCCTTCCGGAAGTTGGCGATGGAGTTCGCCTGCTCCTGGATGTCGATGAACAGGTTGGGCAGATCCATGAATGCCTGCTTCACGGTGTCATAGTTCATCGGAGCGATCTTGCCGTCGCGCTGTTCGATGCCCTTCTTCATCTTGCCGTCGTCCATGGTCTCCCAGTCGAGGACAATGGTCTTGGCGTAGATGTCGGACATGATCGCGATAGAGCGCTCATTCGAGAGGGCACCGGCCTGCATCGCTTTGCGAACAGGCTTGAGAGCCTTCTCGGCGTATTTCACATATTTCTTGTTGCCCTGACCGGCCGATGCGATCTTCACGCGGAAGTCGCCATAGTCGAGCCAGATGCCGGAAGTTTCGAGATCTTCGTCGGTCTCGAAAACGTCATACATTCCCATCTTCAGTTCTCCAGTATAAAAGGTTATGAGCGGCCTTTCACCGCTCTGGTTTTACCGATCACGCAGCAGTTGGAACGTAATCGAAATAGGTGATCAGAGCCGTATGATCAAGATCAACAGAGACATCTTGACCAGTTGCAGCGTCAGTTGCGAGCGGAAGAGTGATCGGCTGATCAACTTCAACATTGAGACGGCCATCGCCCAAAGAGATGAGCGGGAGATCCATGATCAATGCTGTGTTGTCTTTGACGAACGAAATGTCCAGCGTCACATCAGTGTTATTGCGAACAGCTTGGGTCGCAGCAACAGTTGAGAAATACGCAGTGAGTTCACCAGAGACAGCAAACGTGCCAGCAGTCACATCAAAACCACCAAGAACACCAACTGCCTTGTTAGGAGTGATGTTGTTGTTGATATTGATCGTTGCTTCTGTCACATATGCGAAAAGAGCAGCGGGTGCTTCATCAACGCCAGAGACAGTAGAAAGACGAATACGACCGATATCACTCGACGTATTGTATTCTGTCGCAGCAACGGCTTCCTGAACAGAAGTTTGCTTTGGTCCTGTTGCTCCATCTCGCTGAGCATTGTCGATTGCAACGAAACTCATATCGACAGATGCTAGATCCGCTTGCGGAATATTGAACGAAACTTCGTTCGGCACAGCGCCAACCAAAACTTCAGACTGAATCTGTGCGGGAAGCGCATCGTCCGGAGCGCCCAGCGTCCGTTCCACGTTGTAGCTGCGACGCTTGATCAGTGCGCCGGTCTCGTTGCGAAGCACATCACCGAAGAACAGCCGGATGGTCTTTCCGGCGACGCCAGCATCGGCCACCATTGCCTGATCGGACTTGTCGAAGGTAATCGCATCGGCAGTGACCGAGCGAACCCGCTTGAAGCCGTTGTTCGCAGCATCGGTGAACGTATTGGCAGCGACATCGCCGCCGATGTAGACCCACTGACCCGGCACGATGCCGAGGGTAGTCAGGTCGGCCACAGCAGTCGAGGTGAGAGCGGGAAGGTTGCCAGTCACATCGATCACGGCGTCCGCATCAGCGAACTCGAAGCCGACCACCTTGAGGACCGCGCTGGCCGGAGGCGTCTCATCAACGAGCTGACCATCAGCGACTTCCACAGAAGTGGATGCAGTGATCGCAGTGACTTTGTTGACAGCGTTGTTCGCAGCATTGGCGAAGTTCTTACCCATCACAAGATTGCCGACCAGATAACCACTGGTGTCGGCGATTTCATATTCGTCAGGGTTCGCGAGGTCGATGTCGACTCCCGTGACAGTTTCTTCTGCCTGAGCACGAATATCGGCGAAGAACACACCCTGCATGAGATCTGTCAAGTTCTCGTAAGTCAGGTTGTGATTGAACCCACCAGACGCATTGAGGTCGGTGGTCACACCTTTCCGGCGCTGACGCGACGGGTTGATCGGGTTGGGTGCCACAGTGACGACTTCGCCGCCGAAATCGTTGTAGCTGTTCGGGTTGAGGCGCTTCCAAACCGGAGAGCCTCCAAGACCTCCTTCACCGGGCAGTAAGCCGAGGGAAGCTTCCTCCGCATAGGCAAGGCCGGTGATATTGGAGTCGATCTGGCCTCCTTTACTTCGTTTCGTAATATTCGAAATCAACTACCACGTTCATCTGGAAGAAAGTGCCTTCCCGACCGAGCTCATTGATACGAACGTTGCGGAACCATACTCCATTCGGTGACGAAACGCCTTCATAGGCGTCTGCAACGACCTTAGCCAAATTGTAGCCCTCTGACAAGCCGGAACTTGATGGAGTGTTGATCGTGACGACAACAGTGCCGAGTCGCAGGAACTGTCGTGCGCCCTTTCCGCCAAGAGTATCTTGCTGTCCTGCCGCATGGCGGACAACGACCGTCGCCCACGGCGACATGTCAGTCTCCCGATCGTCACGAATGCCTTCCCAGAACATCTTGTGGCCGGTCGGGTCCCATGCTGCTTTCAGCAGACTAAGGATATCGTCGTTCGCTTGTTTGTATGTGAGGCTCATCGACGAACTCCAATATAGCCGAGCAGGGTAGTGTCAGCAGGTTTGAGTTCCTGAGTTGCCTCGATCTGGTAGTCAACACCACCATCGCGAACATATGTATAGAGGGAAAGGTCTTCCTCGCCAACGAAAACGATATATACGAGTTCACTGTAAGTGACCAGTCCCTGAAATTCGTTGGCATCGCCCAAGGCAGCAAGCCCAAAGATACGGACAGCGTTCGGCAGAAGCTGTATACCGGGAACGTCCAGAGTTGTCTCACCAGCAGGCGCAGGTCCGTTCCACGGCTGAGAGGGATCAGCCGGTGTTTCGTTGACTTTGACAAGCGTAATAGTCCGGCCGCTATTCGTGACCAGAGTCTTTGCCTTTGCTGCGAGCTTGACGTAGTCGGGACCAGCCATTACCTGATTACACCCCCTGCCCCGGTGATCCAGAAGAGGAGGAGTTTGTCGGCAGTTGGGTAAGGACGAATAAGATCAGGCCGAGCAGCGCCGCCTTCAAATTCAACCTCAGTTTCGATAGGACCAACTTTGTCGAAGGTTCTCTTGATAGCTTGACCAGAGGCGGCAACATCAGGATCAGGCAGACGATCTGCAGAGAGAGCACGAAGAGCATATTCAACCGTCGCTTTCTGGATGTCCATCAGTGGTGAAATCGATGAGTTCACCTTTGCGATTATACATATACTGCCGAGGAAACGACAATGTGGTAGCCTCAGGTGCGAGAATGCCTTTCCAACGATCCCTGAAACGAAGCTCGATGTAATCTGTAGCCTTGATCAGCGCAGTCTGCTTGGAGGCTGTATCAGCAGCAGACCAAGTCGTATTATTACGATCAGCAAAGTATCCGTCGGCGAAAGTATCCGTCGTGTAAGAGTTTGCGTCTGCAACCCCGGTGCCATCTTCAGGTGTGAATGCCATATCATACGTCCGTCAAAGTTGAAGATGCCCAAACACTGAGAGGAGAGTAGCTTCCGTTATTCTCTGCGTTGAGAATATCAGCAGCGACTTGATCACCACCAAACCAGAAAAGAGGAGTTGGAAGTCCTGAAAGATCTTTTGGGTTTCCAGATCCATCAATAAATGCATCAATTCCATTCAGCGTTGCAGGAGCATCGCCCCAGAAATCACCCCATTGACCAGTGAAATCAAGAAGGTTGTCAACCAATGCGAGAATATCTAATTGAGGCCACCTGAGACCACTTCCATCTGCAATGTTCGGTGCAGTGTATTCAGTTCCTGCTCCATAATCAACTTCAACACCATCAATATACATTTTTCCAGAAACAGGAACAGCGTCCAAATCTAAAGAAATATAAATGTGGGTGAGTGTATCAGCAGGTATTGTTTCGTTAGAGATGAAAAACCAAAGATCAGTAGAAGTTTTACTGTCTAGTTTTACTTGAACAGTTCCATTTGAATTGATAACGACATAACTATCGTTATCGCTCGAAAACAAGAATATCTGGCTTGCATGAGAAAAATCAGGAGCAGCCCACATAGAGAATTCAAACTTGGTCGCTCCATCCATAGGAGTTCCAGAGCCTGTGATATGGGTTTTACCAGTATAAAGATTTTGAGAATACGAACTTCCGCCACCAGAGCCGCTCAGACGCCCTAAACGCCGCTGGCGCGCATGGTATAGCGCCGCCCTAAGCTGGGCGCTCTGAGGGCCTCTGAGGCGTTCTGAGCGGCGTATAGTCATTACCGCACCGGGCGCTTGCCGCCACGCGCAGTCTTGCGGGCAAATGCCTTATCAATCGTAGCACGAGGATCAAGTTTGGCAATTTGTTCCGGCTTAAGACCACCAAGAACTTTGCGGATCTCAGCAGCTTTTTCTGCTCGTTGAGCCTGAGAAGAACGAATGTAGGCTTGAATTGCCTCCTGATTGGACATATCAGGAACCAGTTGCTTGATCCACGTCTGCGTCAGCGCACGGCTGAGCTTGACACGGCGCTTCATTTCCTCGACTTCTTTCTCCTTCTCCTCAACAGCCTGGAATTGCTGAGCCAGCATCGTGTCGACTTCCGGCAACAGGCGGGGATCGAGGTTCTTCAGATACTTCTCGGCGAGGTCATTCGGAAGCATCGGCTCTTCGCCCGCAAGGTCTTCGAGCAGCGACGTGTCGAGTTCCTCTTCCGCGACTTCCGGAGCAGGATCTTCCTGGGAGGGAGGAGTCTCCTGCTCCGGAGCCGGGCCGGACAGGTCCGTGTTCTCGCGCGAGAACTTCGGTGCGGCGTCAGTGATCTGCTGCCGCGTGACTTTCTCGCCCATGATCTCGGAGACGGCAGCAGTCGCCGGAGCGCCATCGGCAGTCCAATG